ATTCCGCGAATCGTTCTTGGTAGCCGAAGACTTGGTCGTCGGCGGCGGCGCCCTGGAAGAAGATCTCCTTGTTGAGTACGGCTTGTTCGCCCAGGTGAGCGTTGGCGGGCCAGTAGAAGTCGAGCTTGGTTCGCCTGGTGAACTGCCGGTCGATGCCCTGTTGGTAGGTGATGTCTGCGCGTATTGCGCTTAGGCCTAGAATGAGGCCGTGTTCGGTGAAGCTTTTTGCGAAGCCGTGTCGTGTGGCCGTCATCGTGCCGACGCCCGCAAGGTTGCCCTGGGGAGTCGTGCCGGTGATGGCTGTCTGCGCGACGGGGGAGATGTTGATCGGGGTGTGTCCCCCTCCGAGGTATTCCGGGCGCTGTAGTCGGGCGTCGTCGCTCCGTACTTTGAAGTGTTCCCGGATGAGCTCGGTGTATCGTGTGCCTCCTCGGGCGTCATGCTCGAGGAGTTTCTGGATTTGGAACGCTTGGCGGAGTTGGTTGATGGTGCCCAGAGCGTCTGGCGCCATCCCCAGGTTGGTGGCGTCCCAGAACATCTGGTTTCCTACGGCGGGGTTGCCGGTGCCGCCTCCGAAGTTGACGGCGCCGCTGGCGGCGGTTGCTCCCCATTGGAGCTGCTTGCCGAACGTGGTTCCGGCGCTGTTTTTGAATGTTGGTCCTCCCCCCTGTCCGACCACCAGGGAGGATCCCTGGGGGATTGTGACGGCGGTGCCCTTTTGGGGCCAGGGGAGCGCGCTTGTGAAGTAGTCGTGACGCTTGGTGCGCCTCCGGAGGTCGTAGGATGTCATCGGGTCTGGTCCGTCATCCTTGTGCTCGAGGAGGGATGTCTGGAGGTTCTGATCTCGGAACCATTGGTTCCAGATCAGGTTGTATGCGCGGTGGTAAAGTGCGCTCACGCTGATGTTCTGCGGCCGGATGGGGAATCCCATCTGTTGCCCGAGGGTGTCGTTGCTCGGTGCGTGTGGCTCGAGCTGAGGGACGAGAAAGCTGACCGAGTCGGATGGGTTGACCTGGTAGCCCATGAACTTCTCGAAGTTGTCCCAGATCAGCCGGTAGGGTACGAAGAAGAAGAAGGTCTCGAAGTACATGTTGTCCATGATCGGCTTGATCGGTGTGGCGAGTCGTGCGAAGGCCGTCATGTCGAGCTTGTGTGTGTCGCCTGGGAGGACTTCCTCCCAGAAGATGATGTTGAGCCACCCGGAGTTCAGGGTGATTTTGTTGGCGTGTGAGCGGTTGATTTGTGACCGCTCGATGGTGGTGCTTGGTACGCGGGCGAAGTCGTGCTGCGCCGCGTTGGCCGGTGGCATTTTCATGCTGTCCTCTGGTAGTTGAGGCCGTTGCCCAGGTCGAGTATGCCCTCGGGTCGAGGGGTGAGCTCGCCTGTGGTCTGGTTGAATTTTCCGACCTCGAAGAGCGTGAAGTCGGCGGGGTGTTGTCCCGCGTCGGTGGTTTTGTCGTTCACGAGTGTCGTGAACATGCGGATCGCGACGCCTCGCGAGACGGTGAAGATTGGTGCGTTGGTGAACGCCTCGGCTTTGGTGTCGCGGATGGCGAAAGCGGTGAGCTCGAGCATTAGTCTATTTCTCTTCTTTTCAGGTTGGCCCGCGTTTCGGCGATGACGTTGCTGTCATGCCGGTGTTTCATTGTTTCCGTTTCTGGATTTCGTTTCGCGCGTCGTTGCGCGATGATTTTTTGTTGGATCCGCCATGTGCGCTCGTCTGTGGCGAGCTCCCATACTTGGTCGTAGTAGCGTGGTGGTCTCATGGGGATCCCTCGAGCAATGACGCTGTCGCTCGGGTAGACCTCGGTTTTGTGTTTCTCCAGCCAAGGTCTGCCTATGCCTGGTCTTCGTGACATGGTCACGTATTCCGGGTCGCGGCCCGCGTAGTGGTCGTCGGCCCTGGCCCCGGTGATTTTTTTTAGGATGTACCTGGCGACGTATGCTGCGCTCTCGAAGCTGATGTCGCCTATTTCGTGTCTGCCGTAGGAGCTGCCTGTTTTGGGGTCGCTCCATAGGCGTGTTACGGTGTCGGATCCCCAGATTGGGAATCCGTTTCTGGTTCCTCTCGAGGTGCGGTCTGGGAAGCCGTAGCCGTAGAGGAGTGCGTGGTAGTGTGGTCGTTTCTGGATGTCGCCGTATTCGCCGCAATGGAAAAAGCGGAGCTTGGTCGGAGCGATGTGGCGGCGTAGGCGTTTGATGAAGTTTTGGAAGTGTGGCAGGTGCAGCGAGTCTCCCCAGGGGAGCCATTCCGGGGCGTACGTTAGTGTGAGCATGCAGCTGCTCTCGTGCATCTGCTTTTCGTGCATGTTCCTGATCGCCCATTGGCGCGATCGTTCTATTTTGCAGCCGATACATTGCCCGCAGGGCAAGGTGAGGCGCTCCCATCCTGGTTGTATGGGTTCGTTGTCCTTTCGGACTTTGCCGATGACTATCGGTGCTATTCGCTCGCCGTCGATGTTCGCGGCGAGCGGTCGTATGGCGTTGAGAGGATCGTAACACGCCATGTAGAGAGGGTCTCCAGGGGGAGATCTGCTTCCCCTTTGTTGTTGTGGTTGACAGTTGTTGTTGTGTTGCAGGCCTTGGTCCTGCTGTTGTTTTTTTTGTTGGTTGCGGTCTGCACGCGGGCGCGTAGCGCCCCGCGGTCAGACCGCTCAGAGGCGGATTCCGCCTCGCATGGGGCCAGTCGTCACGGAGTTTTTCTTGTGGACGCGCTGTGCCCCCTTTTTGAAGACACTCCTCGAGTGTGACTGGCTCATTTTCTGGCGACGCATAGTCTGCTCCTGTGAGATCGGGGTTGGCTCGTACCTGGCGTGACGCGGTTTTATCGTGACGCGGTGGTACGGTAGCCTGTTCCCCGATCGGGAGCTAGCGGTCGGCCAGTTAGGCCAGTCTATTGGGGCTTAAGTCCCCTTTGCACCCTGTGTCCTTGTCGTAAGGGTGCTGACTGACACCACGTGTGGTTTCAGTCTTAATTTTTGAGGGGCCCCTAGTTTGCGCTAGGAGCCCCTCTGACAGCTTTTAGCTGTTCTAAGCCTGCGGCTGACCCCCGGCCCCAGTTGGGGGGGCGGGGGAGGCCGTAGGCGGCGGAGGGGGCGTCGCCCCCGGAGCGTCGGAAGGGAGTTCGGGTGGGAAGAGTCCCAGCTGTTGGAGCTCCTCCTTCCGGTTGGGATCCGCGACGGCATCCAGGAGCTCTGCGGTGCTGTTGTTGAATCGTTCGCGGATCTCGGCGGGCAGAGTTTCGAAGTACTCGTCCGCCTCTCTCATCTGTTGGCGCATTTCTCGATAGTCCCCGTAGTGGGACACATCGGCGAAGACCCCTGGCACGAAGGCCGGGATGGTCTCGCCGCGGAGGAATCGCTTGATGATGTTGTTGATGTCGCACTCGTCTTTGAACGAGTCTTTCGTGATCTTCTCGTCTTTCGAGAAGTCGATGCCAGGATCCGGTGGCCGGTTGAATTCGTTGTAGACGATGGGGCCGTCCAGGATCCGTGCGATTTCTGTTTTCGTTGCCATGGTCGTCTCAGCGTAGTGCGCTCATGAGCGCGGTGAGTAGGCGCATGGCGAATTCAGCTCCTGGCTTGAATTCTCCCATGCGCTTGTTGAAGTCCTCGAGGCCTTTGGCCGTGTTGTATTGTTGGCCTAGCAGCTGCTTGCGAGCTGCGATCAGGTCCTTGTTGTTGAGCATCGCCTCGTTGGCGGTGTTGGCCCGGTTGTAGGCGATTTGTGCCTGTGCGTTCTGGATGGCTACTTGTTGTTGGTTCTGCCTCGAGCGTCGTGCCTCGATGGCGGATGTGACGGCGGGTCCGAAGACCTCGCCGATGTTTGGTTGCGCCCCTTGGGGCGTGGAGGCGGATTGTCCCGCCGCCAGGATGGGGTTGAGTCCGGCGGCTTTCATGTCCCGGACGCCTCGTTGGACGGCGGTGTTGCTCATCCGCTCTTGGAAGTCCTGCTGCGCTTTGGCGGCGTGTTTTTGCATGATGTTCTGGAAGATGCCCCCGATGAGGGGGAGGCCTCCTAGCAGCATTTCTGGTCCGAAGCCGCCTCCCCAACCGGATCCCGCGTTGGGGTTGTAGGTGATGCCTGTGCGTGGGCCTTGTCCCATGGTGAGCTCCTAGAAGTGGTCGGCCATGCCAGGGACGCTGTACATGGGCATGGGTCGTGCGCTCACCAGGTTGTACCACCCGTCGAAGAGGAACTCCGGTTCCGTTGGGACCGCGATGACGCGGCTGACGGGTGGATTGTCCTCGATGAATGTGTTTCCGAGGACGGGTAGTGTGGCGAACTTTTGCGCCAGGTGCCACATGTCGAGTGGGGTGGCGCTGTTGCTGTTGAACTGTCCCTGGACGGTGCTCTTCTTGAAGCGGTATTCCGCGAATCGTTCTTGGTAGCCGAAGACTTGGTCGTCGGCGGCGGCGCCCTGGAAGAAGATCTCCTTGTTGAGTACGGCTTGTTCGCCCAGGTGAGCGTTGGCGGGCCAGTAGAAGTCGAGCTTGGTTCGCCTGGTGAACTGCCGGTCGATGCCCTGTTGGTAGGTGATGTCTGCGCGTATTGCGCTTAGGCCTAGAATGAGGCCGTGTTCGGTGAAGCTTTTTGCGAAGCCGTGTCGTGTGGCCGTCATCGTGCCGACGCCCGCAAGGTTGCCCTGGGGAGTCGTGCCGGTGATGGCTGTCTGCGCGACGGGGGAGATGTTGATCGGGGTGTGTCCCCCTCCGAGGTATTCCGGGCGCTGTAGTCGGGCGTCGTCGCTCCGTACTTTGAAGTGTTCCCGGATGAGCTCGGTGTATCGTGTGCCTCCTCGGGCGTCATGCTCGAGGAGTTTCTGGATTTGGAACGCTTGGCGGAGTTGGTTGATGGTGCCCAGAGCGTCTGGCGCCATCCCCAGGTTGGTGGCGTCCCAGAACATCTGGTTTCCTACGGCGGGGTTGCCGGTGCCGCCTCCGAAGTTGACGGCGCCGCTGGCGGCGGTTGCTCCCCATT